AATAACAACTTATCCGGTTCTACGGAACAAAGCGGTTTGCCTACCCAGATAGAGGGTCAGGCTTTATCTCCAAAAGATAATCGAATAAGAATCGAAAACAAAATCAGAAAAGGTGAGAGAGTAACCTTTGCTGATACCTTTGCTCATAACAGAGCAGATTTAAGAAATCCTCTTAACTGGGCTAACTACCCAGCAGCTATGGGAGCTGGTCTTGTTGACTTTGGTATTGATACAGTCAACCTGATTCCTGGCGTCAAACTTCCAAAATTACCTAAGTACGAAAGTGCAACTTTACAAGGTCTTAGAGAAATATCTGGTATTGTAATTCCTGCATTGTATATGGGAGGTTGGTTAAAATCACTAGGAAGAACAGCTCATGCAAAAGTAAATTGGGCTATTGGAAATAATCCTTTAATGAAATTTTTCGGTAATTCCGGAGTTGATGCTTTAGCTGGCGGTATTGTCGATAGAATTAACACAGTAAACGAAACAGATCATAACGCTGCTGGATCTCTAAAAGCAGCGTGGCCACAGACTTACGGCTGGATACCAGATAATATTGCCACATTAGATAGTGATTCTCCAGAAGTTAAGAGAATGAAGAATATCAATGAAGGAATTGGGTTAAGTTTCTTCGGAGATATTTTGCTAGGTGGCACAAAACTACTTAGAGAACTAAAGGGTATAGATGATGCAACTCAATGGGTTCCTAAATCTGAACAGGCTAAGATATGGGTTGATAAAAAGAATGCAAAAAAAACAAGAGTAGCTAACACAGTTGAAAATGAAATAGTCGTCAACAGTGAAAAGCGTAAAGCAGAGTTTACTGAGATAGGTAAACGAAATATTGAAATTGCTGAAGATATAGATTTAGATCAACCTGTAAAATATGTCCATGATATTTACGATGACTACGAATTAGGTTTTAGAACTCAAGATGCGGACATAGTATCAGCATCATTTGACGCTGTACGTATTACTAAAAATATAGATAGTGTCCAAGGAAGAGTTGGAAGTGTATTTACTGAAAATGCATTAAAAGATGGACTAAACCTTGATGACGCAGGACTAGATACTATGCGTCAATTATCTAAAGATTTACAGTTAGATGTTGAATGGCATGGTCAGACTGGAAAAGTGATAACACATAAAGAAGTTGTTGAAGTAGGAGAAGACCTTGCAGCAGCTCTGTATGAAATGGATGTCACAGAAATGAAGAGAATTATCGAAACTTTCTTAACTGGTGTTGACGCTGATTCAGGTATTAGAGTTCTTAGTTCAGAAGGATATGTCGGAGTATTTAATGCAATAAAGAAATACTTTGATGACTATATGAATATGGACCTAGCACGTGCTCAGGCATATATAAGTTCATCTTTAGGTGGTCAGGTTTCTGATTTAGCTGAAGGTGCAAGACTTATGGAAGATGCTCCACAAGCTGTACAAAGAGCACAAGAACAAATATTAGATAGACTTCAATACTTAATGAATATTAAAGCGCAAACTTCTTATGCAAGAGGTAGAGCTTTAAATATGACTAATATATTTAATCGTATAAAAACCTTAAATTTTAGAAATCTTGGTAAAAAAAAAGATATTTTAAATAATGCTTTTGAATATGTAAAAAGAGAAAAAGAAGAAACTATTGAAAGTTTAAGGAAAATTACCCTCGAATCTAAAGAAGCAATAGATTTAATCCGCATGCTAAACGCGGAAAAGCCATCAATGTTAAAACCACTAATGTTGGCTTATGAAACTACTGATGGAAATGTAAATACTATTGCAAAACTAAACGAGTATTTTAAACAATCAACTGGTGTTTGGAAAAAAGCTTTTATTGATACAAGACCAGATTTACCTTCAGTAGTTGTACAGGGTGCTTGGGCTAATATCTATAACTCTGTTCTATCTGCTATTGGTACTCCACTCAAAGCTGCGATGTCTAACTTGGCATTGATGATTGAGAGACCGATAGCTACCATGGCTGGAGCCATGAGAAATGGAGATATAAAAACTTTAAGAAGAGCAAGCTATATGTACACAGTAGGTATGGTTGATACTTTGCAGAAAGCTACTCAACATATGAACGTAGTTTTTAGACAAGCTTCTAGAGACCCTAGTTCTGTTGAGTATGTAATGCGTAAAGATTTCCAAATTAAAAATCAAAAAACTTTGGAATCATTACAAGCTTTTGCTGATGCTAAATCTGCTGAAGGTTTTGATGGTCCAGCAGCAATGTTGGAAAGAGTCAAAGCTATGAATGACCTTGCTGAACATCCTTGGCTAAGATTTGGAGCTAACTCCATGACAGCATTTGACGGATTTACCAGATCCTTTATTGCCAGTGTCGAAGCTAGAGGTAGAGCATATGATGCATTATTTGATAAAGGTCAAAAACTTACAAATAAAAGTTTGCAAGATGTAAGCGACACAATATATAAGGAAATGTTCGATGAGAACGGAATGATTACTGATAAAGGTGTGGAGTACGCAAGTAGAGAAATAGCTATGAACCTAGATAATCCTGCGGTTGATGGTCTTAACACTCTCTTGATGTATATGCCTGTTCTTAAACCATTTCTCATGTTCCCACGAACAGCTGTAAACATGTTGCGTTTTGCTGGTAGTCATAATCCAGTAGGACTCTTTACTAAAAAGTTAGATGCATTTAAAAAGCCATTTGCACAAATGGATGGTAGTGAAGTAGAGAGACTATTAAGAGCTAATGAGGTTGATGTTGATTCTGTCAATATTGAAGCTGCTTATGAAACTATTCGTGCTGAATTAAAAGGTAGAAAAGCTATAGGTGCTCTTTCAGTAGCTAGTGCATTCGGTTTGTTTAGTATGGATCGTCTTCATGGCAATGGTCATTACGACAAAACTGTACAAAAAACTAGAAGACAACTTGGCTGGGCACCTCGCTCCTATAAAGGTTGGGATGGTAGATGGTACAGCTATGACGGTCTTGGTGCAATAAGTGATTGGATTGCTTTAACTGCTGACGTAATGGATAACTTCGATACGTTAGACACACCAACTTTAGAGTTGATGATGAATAAAATGGGTTTTATCTTAAGTGCAAATATCACTAACAAATCATTCCTAGCTGGTCTTGAACCGATGAATGACGTGTTATCCGGAAACCCAGCAGCTATGAATAGATGGCTTGCTAGTTTTGCAAGTAGCTTTGTGCCTGGAAGTGGACTCAGAAATGAATTTGGTAGACTTTTAACACCACAATTAAAAGAAGTAGAGCAAGAACTTTCACAGTTAATAGCTAATAGAAATCCTTTCTCAAAAGAATCTTTACCTAATGCTTATGACTGGGTAGATGGTGGACTTATTAGAGCACCAGAAAACTTTTGGCAAAGATTAGTAAATACATATTCTCCTACATTTAAACGCGGTGATGACATTTCAGACATAAAACAATTTCTTATTGATATTGAGTTTGATGGTAGACCTCAACTAAGTACAAATGGTAATGGAGTGGAATACTCTCCTGCACAACGCTCACAAGTAACACAGCTTATGGGTAAGGATAAGATTTTTGCTAGAGAAGTTCAGAGAATAATGAATACTCCAGAAGGTAAAAACTTTAGAAAAGAATTTAAAAAAGCTATAGCTAATGGAGTTGAATTAGATGCAAGTCAGTTTAAAGATATTCATAGAATGTTAAGAAGAGCTTTGAGAAAATCTCAGAGAGTTGCAGAACAGAGAATTGCAGAAAAAGGAATAGTAGATAAGAAACAGTACTACAACAAAGCAATAGAGGAAGCAACACGCAAAGGAAATATTGAAGAAATAATCAGACTTCAGAAAGAAGTTAGAAGACTAAACTAATCCACCCATCAATTCCTAAAGGATAACGATGGCGACAACTGAAGAATTTAAAAACGGTGGGAGTACCTCCTACTCGTTTTCAATTGAATACTTAAAGGCGAGTGACATCAAAGTAGAAATTGATGGAACTCCGCTTACATTTACAACAAATACAAACCCATCATCTGGTCAGTACAAAGTAGTTAGTACGACAGTTACACTAGGCGCAGCAGCAGCAGCCGGTTCGGGGAATGTTCATATATTTAGAGAAACTGATTTAGACACAGCAGCTGCCGTATTTGCTGCTGGTTCGTCTATCAGAGCTGCGGACTTAAACGCTTGCCACGATATGGTTAGGCTTGCAAGTCAAGAACAACATCAATTACAAAGAACTCCTGATATAAAAGATCAGGCTGTAACTTCAGCAAAAATTAAAGACGCAACTATTGTTGATGCTGACATTAGCGGAAGTGCTGCTATAGCACAAAGCAAGATTGCTACTGGTCTATTACCTAGTGGCATAACTGTTAATTCAGCAAACATAGTTGATGGGTCAATAGTTAACGATGATATTAATAACTCAGCAGCTATAGCCGGTACAAAGATTTCTCCTGACTTTGGTTCACAAGTTGTACAGACAAGTGGAAACATTGTTGTAGGTGGGACTGTAGATGGTAGAGATGTAGCAGCTGATGGTACAAAACTCGATACTATTGAAAGCAATGCTAAGGATGACCAGACAGGTAGTGAGATAAAAACTCTTTACGAGGCAAACTCAAATACCAATGCATTTACTGACGCGGAGAAAACAAAGCTATCTGGTATAGAGACGGCAGCTACTGCTGATCAGACAGCGGCAGAAATAAAAACACTTTTACAGTCAGATAAATTAACTACTAACGAAATAGTTACTGGGACTTTAGATAATAGATACTACACAGAGGCCGAACTAAACGGTGGTCAATTAAATAGTTTATATTTTACAGAAGCTGAGATAACTGGTGGAGCTGCTGACGGCAGATACTACACAGAGACTGAGCTAAATGCTGGTCAGTTAGACAATAGATATTACACAGAGACCGAACTTAATGCTGGACAATTAGATAACAGATACTACACAGAAACAGAAGCTGAAGCTTTATTTCTTAGACAGGATTCTTCAGAAACTATTGCTAGTGGAGTTACATGGTCTAGTAATGACTCGAAAGTAGCTACTACAGCTGCTATTGATGCAAGAATAATTGACCTTGTTGATGACGTTGGTGGATTTGTACCTTTAGCAAATGAAACTTCATTCCCTACAGCTAATCCGGATGTTAACAACGGTCCTGGCACTGTGGTGTCTGTTAAAGCTGTATCAACAAATCTTACCCCCAGCTCCGGAACCGTCACCATTGCAAACGGTGCAGGAACTGGTAACACTGTCACTATTACAGGAGTAACAAGTGTAATACCTCAAGGCTTTGGAATGATACTTGAAACAACAAGTACATTACATACCTACGCTTTCCACAGATTACAAGCAAAAGCAACTGAAGTTAGTACTGTTGCTACTAATATCACTAACGTTATTAACTGTGGTCAAAACTTAGCTGATATTGAAAACTTTGCTGATTTATATCAGATAAGTACTTCAGCACCTACAACAAGAGCTGACGGTACATCACTAACAGTTGGTGACTTGTGGTTTGATAGTAGTTCTAACCAAGTGATGATGGTTTATGACGGCTCCTCAGGAGACGGCTTCTCACCTATCACACCTGACCAAGCAACTATCACAGCTATTAATAGTGTTTCTGGTCACATTACTTTCCAAGAAGACTTAGGTCTTATAACTAATGCAGTTAATACAGGATCTGGAAATAACTCAATAAATACAGTTGGTGCAAATATTGCAAACGTCAATACAACTGCAACGAACATTGCAAAAATTCAAACTGTTGCTGATGACTTAAACGAGACAACATCTGAAATAGATACAGTTGCAACCAACATCGCAAACGTAAATAGTGTTGGAAATAATATTTCTAACGTTAATGCTGTTCATAACAATGCGACAAACATTAATGCTGCTGTCGCTAACGCAAGCAATATAAACTCTGCTGTAAGCAACGCATCCAATATTAATGCTGCGGTTTCTAACGCATCCAATATTACAACGGTTGCTGGAAACAATGCGAACGTGACAACAGTTGCTGGTTCTATATCAAACGTAAACACAGCAGCCACAAATATTGCAAGTATTAATACAACTGCTTCAAACATATCAAACGTAAATAACTTCACTGATAAGTACCAGATTGCATCCTCTGACCCATCAACAGATGGTGGTGGTAATGCACTAGCTGCTGGAGACTTATACTTCAACACTTCTGCTAACGAACTAAAAGTTTATACAGGTTCACAATGGCAGGGTGGTGTAACAGCTACAGGTAACTTTGCAACTACAACTGGAAACACTTTTACTGCCGATAACGTATATAACGACAACGTAAAAGCTAAGTTTGGTACAAGCTCAGATTTAGAAATTTATCATAATGGGAATGACTCGTTAATTGTTGATAATGGAACTGGAGGTTTAATACTTGGAGTCTCTGGTACAGGAACTAGCGGATTTTATAAAGGTACTGGACAAGAAGCACTAGCTACATTTGAACCTGATGGACCAGTGTCGTTATATTTCAACAACACAAAGCGTATAGAAACTACAAATACGGGAGCAACAATAACTGGACTAATGACAGCAACAACTATAGACGGAGCTGCTGGCAATAACTTACAACTCGATTTCGGTGCTTTATAAATGGCAAAATTATTAAAATTAAGGCGTGGTACTACATCGCAACACGCATCATTTACTGGTGCTGAAGGCGAAGTAACTATAGATACCACCAAAGATACAGCCGTCGTACATGACGGCTCACAAGCTGGTGGTAGACCACTAGCAAGAGAAGATATGTCTAACGTATCTTCAGCTTCCATTGCTGGAAGATTAGGTACAGGTGCTATACAAGGCACACAATTAGAAAACTCTGGCGTAACTGCTGGTCAATATGGTTCTAGCTCTGCTATTCCTATCGTCACAGTTGACGCTCAAGGTCTAGTAACAGCAGCTTCAACAACTGCGATTGACAGCACAACTATTGCGAATGGTTCGTCAAGCGTATCCGTAGCAAACAACGGTGCTATTACATCTAACGCTAACCATGATTTCGCTAGTGGTATTGACGTAACAGGAAATATTACTGCAACTGGAACAATCGCAAGTAACAACATAACAATCACAGATGGTGCGCCAAAAATAAGTTTTGTTGATACAAATAATAATGATGATTTTGCTATCAAAGTTAATAGTGGTAGTTTTAAAATTGTTGATACTACAGACGACAATGACAGATTTGCTATAGATTCTTCTGGAAACATTACTGCCACTGGAACTTTTACTACTGGAAGTCATGTCATAACTGGAAACATCACAGTATCAGGAACAGTTGACGGTGTAGACGTAGCTGCTTTAAAAACAGCAAAAGATAGCTTATCAACAACTAATGGAACACTTGTAGATGGCGTACAGGCTACTACAAAACCTCAATCTAATAATGGTAATGCAGTTGCTACTACTGCCTATGTAAGAACAGCCATAGGTAATATCCAGGCATTTGTTTCGGGTATGATTCTTATCTGGTCCGGAGCTGCAAACGCTATACCTTCTGGCTGGGTCTTATGTAATGGTTCAAACAGTACTCCTGACTTAAGAGATAGGTTCGTTATTGGTGCTGGTAACAGTTATTCTGTTGATGCTACAGGTGGATCGACAACTATTAATAGTAACGTCACCCACAGCCACAGTACTCCAAACCATACCCACGGTTTGAATGGACATACACACACTACTCCTAACCACCATCATGGATTAAATGGGCATACACACAATACTCCTAACCATAGTCACTCAGTTAACAACCATACTCACAGTATTAGTGGAAGTGTAAGTGGAAACACAAACAACACAGGTGGACACAGCCATAACATTTCAGCTTGGAATAACGATTCTACTCAAGGTACACAGGGTAGATTAAGAGCCGAACACGATGGTAATAGTAACTTCAACCACGGTACTGGTAACTCTGGAAACCATAACCATAGTTTCTCTGGTAGTTTCAGTGGTAACTCTGGTAACTCAGCTCCTAATACATCGTCTTCTGGAGCATCCAATACTGGAGCAAATAACGGAAACACAACAACTACTGGGTCAGGTGCTACTGATGGACATAACGGAAACACAACTTCTGCTGGAGCATCTAACACAGGTAATAGCGGATCTGGATCAACAGTTTCAGTGCTTAACCCTTACTACGCTTTATGCTACATAATGAAGACATAAGCCAAGTAGCTGTCAGCGGTACTCATATAAATACTAAATATACGATTATAAAAGAAATTAAGTGTAAGGATTTAGAAGTGGTAGATCTTGTAGTACATAACTTAGAACATTTAAAAAAAGCTAAGTTTAAGACAATCAAGATCCCACATTTTTCTTACAAAATTTCTGATCTAACTATTATAGAAACTTGTGAATTTATAAAAGGATGTGCATTAGTATGTCACCCAGAAAAAGAAAATATAATTCATACCGAACTTGTGTGTAGAGAAGACGAATATACCTTTTCCGACTATCACCACAGTAATTTTATAGTAAATAATAACGATTTATATGCCGTAGATTTTAGTTCTTATGGCTACTTTCCAGACCAATATTTAAGAAACACCCTATGGATCAACAGACGCAAATCTTGTCTGTAACTAACTTTTGTACTAAACAAGAATTAGAGACAATACTAAAATATACATACGATAAAAATTGGTCAATTCAAACAAGTACAACAGGCGACTCATCTGAGTTCTTCATGCTTGACTTAACTAACATAAAATTTTTCAATGAGACTTTATTTAATAAATTAAAAAAAATATTAAAGGTTAATTGCTCATTAGAAAGAGTTTATTTTAACTTGCAATACCCAAATCAACATGGATCATTGCATCAAGATTATTGTCAATATACCGCCTTATTATATGTAACTCCTTGGAATCCAGAATTAGGGGGATTTACACAAATTATGAGTAATAAAATTGTGGTTATACCTCCCGTACAAAATACTTTAATTTGTTTTCCATCACATCTATTTCATAAAGGATACGCCTGTACACATAACAAACGAATTTCCCTTGCATACAAACTAAACATACACCCATGAACTTTTTAAAAACAATCAAACCAGTCCCATCATTTAGAGATCAAATTTATATAGCCGATAAACAACTGTCTCCTGAGTTTTGTAAAGCATGTATTGATAAATTTGAAAGTGACCCATGTATTGAAAGCGGAGTCACAGGAAGAGGACATGCAGTAGACACAAAGCAATCTGATGATCTAATGATCTCAAAGTACAATCGTTGGAATAAAGAAGATAATCAAGTAGCAACTCAACTCAGTAAAAACCTAAATAATTTTGCTGTCGAATTTAAAAATAAATTTGATTGGTGGGTATATAAGGAACTGCATGATACTGGTTATCAAATACAAAGAACTCATCCTAATGGTTTTTATCATTGGCACTCAGATGATGCTAAATCAACAAGACACTACACCTTTATCTTTTACCTAAATGATATTAAAAATGGTGGTTATACAGAGTTTATTGATGGCACAAGAATACAACCGAAAGCTGGAAGATTTCTTTTATTCCCTGCAACGGATATTTATACACATAGAGGTACAGCTCCTAAAGATGAAATCAAATACATTTTGACAGGATGGTTACATAGAGAGTTTGATGGAGATACAAGGATTAAAGGTGATTGGCATAATTTAATAACAGCACCTCCTGAGAAAAATTCGACGTTCAATGATTTACCACAAAACAGATTTGATGCTGAAGATTCACATATAACACTTATAGAGGGAGAAGAATTAGATATAGAAGATAACAATGTACAAATGATTTTAGAATAAAATGGCAATCACAAAAACCTGGAGCGTAAGAACTTTATTGCGTGATAGTAATGATAAAGTCACCGCTGTTGTGTATACATGCAAAGCAAAAGAAGGAACTAAAGAATCTTTTACTGACGGAACTATTGAAATAGATGGTGATGTAACTGTACCCTTTGCAGACATAACAAAAGATCTTGCAACTACATGGGCAAAAAATGCGTTAGGAGATAAGGTCGCAGAAATAGAAAGTCTTCTTGCTAAAGACATCACAGATCTATCTGGCGTTCCTTGGACTTCTTAACAGCCCATATACCGTCATCCACAGTTGATAAAATCTATCAATCACTTTTATCTGCTACAGAGTGGAGAGATGGAAAAGAAAATGCTGGAGAAAAAATAAGATATAAAAAAATTCAAAATTATCTATCTTTTGACAGTCAGTTACATAACGAACTTTCTAATTCAGTCTACAAAATACTTGAACATGATATTGTTCAAAGTTTTACTATGCCCCGTACTATTACCAATCTTATGTTTACCAAAACTGAGGTAGGTGGTAAGTATGGTGGTCATTACGATAGTGTCTGTATGAATGGAAATCGTGCTGATTATTCCTTCACATTATTTTTAAACGATGAATATACAGGTGGAGAGTTAGAAGTTAATAAAACTCTCGTAAAACCTAAAAAAGGCAAACTTTTTGTCTACCCAACACGGTATTACCATCAAGTAAAAGAAGTTACTGATGGAACTCGGTATGTAGCCGTTGGTTGGATAACATCTCTAGTTCAAGACACAGAAATAAGAACTGTTGTTGGAAAACTACAAGAAGTTGCTACAAAACACCCAGAAGTCAGTCAAGAACTTACATACCTAGAAAACATACTTTTACGAAAATTTGGACAATTTTAAGATGAAATCTCTATTTATTGTATTAGCAGTAGCTATCGCTGTTCCTGTTATTTCACATCCAGCATGGTATCTGCATGATCATGGTGACTCACTAGAACATACCCATGACATCCTCACACCAGACCATACCCACCATTAATATCCCTCCTGTAGAAACAATAAAAACAATATCAATACCTATACCAACAGCTGACGTACCTTTTTATAAACCTTTAGTCGTTCCACCTACTGACTTAAAGGAACCAGAAGGTACGGAGCCAGAGGTAACGGAAACAGATACAGGATTAAGGGAGGTAAAGATACCAATATTAGATTACAAAGTACCTTTACCAGAAAATGAAATATTAATTACTGCATCGACAACAGCAGTAGTTAGTGTGGCTGCAACTTTGACAGCTACAGCAGCCTTTAAATGGGTTGTAACAGCCATGAAACCAATACTAAAAACTACATGGAAGAAGTTAAGCAACCTAAAAAAGGGTTGATAGGAAAACTCAAAGACATAGGCGAAGAAAAAGAACATACGTTGGAAGTACTTGGAACTCTAGTCAGACTGGGCGTTGTCGTCTGGTCCGGTTTCATTATCACTATGAACTACATAGATATACCGATGGTAAAAAAGTCTGGTAATAGTGATATAACTTTCGTGGCTTCGGTCTTTACTGGGGCACTAGCCACCTTCGGTTTGACTACCGGCAAGAACGGTAATGGCAAACCACCAGTATGTCCTATGGCAAATAAAGACAAACCAAAAGCATGAAAAAATTTATTGTGCTTTTAGCTCTGTTATCACCCAGCATAGCTAGAGCAAACGTAGTGACTCCAGCCTTTACTACAGGCTCGATGAACTCAACAACCACTACCACGCAAACTATTACAGAAGTGACCCAGAAGCAAGTCTTCGGAGCTGAAGTAAGTACGTGGTCAGGTAATAACGTAACACCATCCGCAGATATATCCGCTACTGGTACAACGTTCTCAGTAACTGATGCAACTTTACCGTGGACATTAGAAACAACTACAAGAGCCGCAGGGCTAGTAGAGCAGTGGGATACAACAACAAACTACACAATAAACTCTACTACTACCTCACTCTCTGTCTTCTCACAGTAACCCCAGCGTTTGCTGAAGGAGATACCAATAATAACGCCAATCCCGTTGCAGCCGCGACGGGAAATGTGACCAATTCGGCAGTCCAATTTCAAAATAACGGAGCATCGTCGAGACAGTCATATGGCCCATCCATCCAGTGCAACGGAAGCACAATGACGTTTAGTCCCTTCTACATGGGAAACCATACTAATCCTTATACAGCTGACGAGGATACACGAGACTTGTATCCCTCTAGCTATCAGTTAAATGAAAACTGGGGATTTCAGATAAATTTTATGGTGCCCCTTGATCGAGAAGGTTTACGACAATGTAAAGCCATCGCTAAACGTCAGGAGGAAAAAATGCAATTAAATTACGAGCTTGTCCGTATAGACAACTGTACAAAATTTATGCAACGAGGCTTTACCCTGCTACCTGGATCTCGTGTCTATCACTTGTGTTCAGACGTAGTACCTATCCAATCATTAATTAAAAAAGACAATGTTAGCAATTCTAAAACCTCTAGTTCTAACTGGTTTAAAAAGCCCTAAATTTAAACTTTTCGTTGTTCAATTATTAGAAAAATTAGTAGCCCAGAGTGATAATGAGCTGGACGATAAAGCATTAGCAATAGTCAAAAAGGGATTAGACATCAAATAAGTGGAATTGATTACACCACCCGTAGGATTCTGGATAAAGGATGACTTATCAGAAGATTTAGTACAGCACCTTTGGACTTGTATAGAAAATAAAAAAGGGGAAGCCAGATATGCTTTAGCTGGCAATATAAGTCATAGTTACGATATACCCGACATACAAAGTAAATTTTTTAAATACCTATCTACTTTAGTTAATAGATATAACTCAGAATTTGGTCATCCTCATCACAATACGTTAGTGCGTAGAGAGTGGGCTTTAGAGTTAGATAGGTTTTGGGTTAACTACCAAAAGAAAGGTGAGTTCAACCCAATTCATAACCATAATGGCATGTATTCTTTTGTTGTATGGCTAAAAATTCCTTACGACACAGAACAAGAGAAACAAGCTGAATGGATGAGCGATATAAAAATGAGCGAAAGAGTAGCAGGGTGTTTTAGTTTTTCCTATACAAATATATTGGGACAAATTAAAAATATGGTCTATGAATTAAATTCAGAAAATGAAAATATGATAGTTTTCTTTCCATCTGGATTACATCATCAGGTTTACCCATTCTATTCGAGTGACGAAGAGCGTATATCAATATCAGGAAACATATCGATAAATCTACATGGCAAACGTAAAACTCAAAATAGGGAAGCATAAAAGCCGTACAGGTGGGCTTACCAAAGCTGGCAGAGAGAAATACAACAGAGAGACAGGATCTAACCTCAAGGCTCCACAGCCACAAGGTGGTCCAAGAAAAAGATCTTTTTGTGCTCGTATGTCAGGAGTAAAAGGACCAATGAAAGACAGCAAGGGTCGTCCTACAAGAAAGGCTCTTGCATTACGTAAATGGAAATGTTAATCAATGGCACACAAAAGTAAAGGTTCTTGCAAAGGAATGAAAAAAGGAGGAAAGAAGTATGGTCGCTAAACGTGGATTGTATGCAAACATTCATGCTAAGAGAAAGCGCATCGCAGATGGCTCTGGCGAGAAGATGAGAAAACCTGGGGCTAAAGGTGCTCCTACTGCTGCAAATTTTAAACGTGCAGCTAAAACAGCTAAAAAAAGAAAATGAAAAAAGCAACTGAAGAACAGTTTAATGAACTGCATCAGTTGGTCACACAAGAGTTTTTATCAAGAGTCAAGAGTGGTGAAGCAACCACTCAAGACTTAAAAGCAGCCTGTGATTGGCTGAAGACAAACGATATATCAGGTGTTGCCTACGACGGCAGCCCATTATCAAAGCTGGCAAACATGTTGCCAGAAGTAGATCCAGATTTAGTAAAGGCGAAGCTTTATGGCAAGTACAAGTAGTTACTACAAGTCCAACCCAGAGGCTAGAAAGAAACGTCTCAAACAACAAGCAAAATACAACAGAACAAAAAAGGGAATAGAACTACGTGTCAATGCAAATCGACTTAATAGGCAACTTGGTACCTATGGAAATGGAGATGGGAAAGACGCTGCTCACTATAAGGGGAGTAAGACCAAAGGCCGACTCCAAGACCCATCAGTCAATAGAAA